CTGTCGGGGGTTCCAGTGCTTCAGGTCTACGTCCAATCTGCCTTTCTACTTGTTCTAAGTGTTCACGTTCTGTAGTGCCATCCTTGTCAGGTTTGTTTAGCTTAAACTGATGTTCAGACCAAACGCACAACTGAGAAGTTAGGCTTTCGTAAAATCCAAAGATTCAGCCAGTGCTTCCTCAATCTGATCTTTAATCCAGAACACTTCGCTGTATAAATCTTTTGCCTTAGCGACAGTAAGTTTAGGTTTTCCGCCATCATAAGTGATATTCCAGTCGGAAGTGATCTTAGATAGAAGAGAAAGTGTAGCCTCTTCCATGTCCTGTGCTGTAATATCTTGCTTCTTGCCTGACTGCATAGACTTCAGACGTTTGTTTGTCTGTTCGTACATTGCATCTTTATGCTCTTTAGAATGACTTGCGTGGACAGTGATAGTCATATCAGTCTTGTCGTCATTCTTCAAGGTGTCGCCAGTGTTGGGGTGTACCAGTTTAACTTCTACAGTGTCGCTGGTAGGCTTGAGGTTCATTAAATCCATTGTCGAGTTTCCTTATCGGGGGTTTATGATCTTTACGCCATAGCGTAAGTTTATGATCTTTACGCCATAGCGTAAGTTATTGTCGGGTTGTGATTAAAGTGTGGAGACCCCCGACCCGACTCAGGAGCCTCCACGTACCTACGTAGGTATTATGAGCGTGTGATCTTAAGGTTAGTGGATTCTGTGCTATCAAAAAGAGCAACAAAAGACATATTGACCATACGGCTAGTTGGGCCATCGACACCAACATCAGCAGAGTTAATTTTGACACGAGGGAAGTCAAATGTGTAAGCATTAGCACCTGTTGGGTCGTCTACAGATACTTGAATAGCTGTTTCAGTTTCATTCAAGAAGCGGTTAATCAAAGCAGCGTCTTCAAAGTAAGCTGTCATAGTGCCTTCAACTTCTGCACGACCATACTCAAGGGAAGGTGCGCTATCATCGCCAATGACGAATGTAGGTGCGTAGGAGTTATTCAGTGTGAAGTCTAGTGCAGTTACGATAGCTACAGCAGAAGGAGCGCCTACGTTACCGATTGAAATGTCACCAGAGTAAGCATCGAACGGTGCAGCACCAGAAGCAGCAGTCTGTGTCTTCTCAGTGGCACTCATGGTCATGTCCTTGCCAACCATACCGAAGGTAGTTGTTACCATCTGGTTAGGAGCGAGGGAAATACCCATAGTGGAAACAGACATGCCTGTGAACAAACGAGCTTGGTCGATGTCAGCAGCGTAATCTTCGATAGAGAAGAACTTAGGGGCTACACCAACTTTAAGCACGTTAGTGGCAAAGGTGTTGAGCATAGCTGATTCAAGCAGCAGGTCATAGTCGCCATCACGAAGGTCAACTACAATGTCTCCAGCTACTTGACGGTTGCCTTGACGGTTAACCCGTGGCATACGGTCAGCTTCGATGTCTGTACCAGTAAGTACGTCTTTAGTTAGGTTCAGCGAGTGAGTGCTGAAGGGAAGGTTAGCGAAGTCGCCAGCAGGGGTTGTACCAAAGGTTGCTTCGGTTATGAGTGATAGACTGGAACGTGATCCTTGAGAAAAGGCCATATTGTATTCTCCAATTAAGTGTTATAGATGTACCAGCCAATGTTGATTGGGACTGAGTACCAAGGGGTGTCAATACGACCTTGCTGTCTTTCAGCGTAGCGTATGCGAACTATGTATGTCTCTGCACCTACAACAATAGATATGTCAGTTGTGGCTGCAAAGGCATTAGATATTGAATTGCAAGTAGTGTCGGATAAAGCTGGGCCACTACCTTCTGGTGTATTTACCATGACGTTAAATACGCCCTGATATAGAAGTTGCGGGTTTAGACCACGGGTAGCGGGTTGTGTTACCGTAGGAATAAAGGTTGGCTTGACGAAGAGAGTGCCTGTAGTGGGACTAAAGGCTACGTTCTCGTAAGCTATATCTGTGCCGACAAGAGTGGTAGAAAGGTGTGTCTCTAGGGCAGCACGTATAGTGTTATAGATATTGTTAGCCATAGATATTCCTTAATTGAGAAAAGACGAAGTAGCCGTCTGTTTTGAACCACTCTTCTCCGTATTCTACATCCTCTGCGTGAGGTGAACCGTTTCGTAGTTCAAGGTTGTCTAAGTCTTCAATCTTTTTAACCCTAGTCAAGTCTTGCATAAGGTTATCATAGCCCTCAGACATTTGACCTTGAGCGTTTGTAGCAGTGGGACGATCACCAGAGTCTTTACCTCTTGGGCGTCCAGCACCTACAGTGTAGGAGAATGATGTGACATAAGCACCTGTATCAACTGGGGATAGACTTACAGCAGTTTGAGCTATGTCCTCTAGTCTCTCTTTAACTCCACCAAGGACTTTAACCTCAAGGTCATCAATCTTCTTCTGGAAGGAAGAGTTTACAACTAAGGTAGTTTTCATGTTACTCCTCCACGTCACAAAGGTAGCATAACTTTGTACCATTAGACCACAGGGTAACAACTCTACTAATCTTCACTGTGTCGCCATTACCCAAGATAAAATCATCTGGCTCAGGCTCAGGGGTAAACCCCAACGAGGGAATAACGCACTTACGAGAACCACGAATGATTTCGCTTGGGTTCAGTACACTGTAGTCGTACATGTAACCAGTGAAGTTAGTGTCAGTTGACTGAGAGCCAACGACAGACCCTGTAGCGGGATCATATGTGCCACCAGTTGTGATTTGACGTAGGGTTAGAGTTTCACCAAAGTCTTTAACGAGATTAAGAAGGTCATAAGCACGGAATGACATTTGATACTCCTACTCGTAATCTGGTGTGTTGTAACTAGGTGGGTTCTTGAAACGATCTCTGCGGAAGGAGCCTTCGATACGGTTAGTGTCTTCTCTCACAGCCTCTACGCGGCTCTTAGTGATGCCACCAGCTAAAACACCCACAGAAGCACCAGAAGTCTTTCCTTGGTACTCTAGGCTGTCTGCCAGTTGTCTATACTGTTTAGCAAGATCACTGTAGTCAGCTTTAAGAGCGCCGCTGATCTCTGTGTTAACCTTGCGAGAGTATAGAGAGCCGATTGCCCTAGCACTCCAAGCCCCAGCGTAGTAAACATTGTTGCTACTCTCTGATAAGGCAAATGAAATCTCTTCATTCTGCATCTGTTGATCTAAGGTATCGGTATCACCAACCAGAAGCCTAACAGTGTTGAGACGACCCGCAGCCGTAGTAGTGTTTAGATCAGATGGATCGTATGTCCAAGCCATTCAAGTCGTCCCTTCGTTTTTTGTTATTATCCGAGAATTTCGTCTCGAATACGGTAGAAATCTTCTGTGATCCATGCGCTGTTGTTTAGGAAGCGACGGATGAGACCTCTTTGTTTGTCGTCTATCTTAGACTTGCGGCACTTCTTTAAGTTGTACTCTGAGGCACTAGAAGTTCTGTCTTTTACGATGACATTAAGTAGGCTAACAAGGGTATCTAGTTTCTTACTGGAGAACTCAGACAACCTGTCTCCAACCTTGCTTTGTACTTCTAATTCTTTGTTGTGATGTAGGTAATTGGTGACGTACAGGCTTGCTACTTTGTCTGCATCAATCCCTCGTTCTAACCAATTAAAATGATCTCCAACTTTCCAAAGTTTGCCATCTGCATTTAAAGGCATCTTGACAAACAAAGGCCAATCGACTTGTATTCCCAAGTATGTGGGGTGCATGTTACTCTCCATTATATGAATACTGTTTGTGTTATTTTATGGTTGGGAAATACCCCCGTTAAGGGGTACTCCATTATTATAAATCCGTTCTTATTGAACGATTGCGCTCCAGAAGTAACCCAAGTCAGGGCCAACGACTTTCATGTCGTATGCCATTTTAACTTGGATATGCTCTGCAACCTGTTTACGCTTCAGTGCATCATCAGAGAATGATTCAACTGTAACACCAAGGTTGTTAACACTTGGTACTGAGTTCCAAGCGAATGTCAAACCAGCAGCAGGGGTCATCAGACCAGATGCTTTTGGTGTGTAGCACAACAGTGCGTTCTTACCACCGATAAAGGCGTTAGATTCTGCTAGACCTTCAACAGCAGTGTTGTTTACTGCTTCCATGACGAAGAAGTTTTCTACGCCAAAGATTTCAGCCAACTTAGCATCCACGATCAGTGCAGGGTTGTTGATGGTTGAACCACCATTCAAACGTGCTAGGATGTCAGGGTGGTTGATCAAGATGTCACGTACTTCTTTGCCAACAACCATTGTGTTTGGCTTGAAGCCACCAGAAGAAAGCTGTGTAGTACGCAGAGCGACTGTCACATCTTGAATTGGTGTGGAGTTAGTGTAGTCGTTCCAGAATACTGGTGTACCAGCACCTGAAGCAGCACCAGCTACTTCGTTAGTCCAGACGCCAGTGGAGAAGAATGTAGAAGCAAAGTTAGCTTCACGATCCAACAACATTCGCATAGCCAAAGTCTGTGCGCCAGCGGAACGAATTTCCAACACTTCATCTTCGTTAGCGATAGTCTGCTCATCGAAGTCCATGCCCAAGCCACGCACGTCAGCGTAGTAGGAGTCATTGGAGATTGCCATGCCGATACGGTTAACTTCTGTGCGTGGAGCCAGAATTTTAACGTCACCAGCGCGGTTCATGTTTGCGCGGTCATAGATGTAATACTTGTCAGACTGACGAGCAACACCTACAGTAGGGAATACTTTGTCAGCGATGAAAGTGTCTTGGGATTGTACATAGGCCAATGTCAAGTTTGACAAAGGTTGATCCAAATGTACCTGTGATGGGGTCAATAGTGGCATTATGTTATTCCTTTAATTACTAGATTAGGCTGCGACGTTGCCGCCCTGAATCATTTCGATTTCGATGATTTGACCATCTACACCAGCTTCACGGGCGTAACCAAGTACAACATCACCAGTGGCTGCAAGCAATGCAGTGCCATCAGCGCCAGTTTGTACTTGCGCACCAGCAGCAATAGTGCCACCAGCTTCTACCATTACGGAACCAGATACACATACAGTGACAGCAGCGTCAGCAGCGGCTCCTGCTAGGCATACGCCCATAGCGTTTTCACCAGCAGAGTCAGCTAGATCAACTTTACCGTCTGATTCTAGCGTTACGAATTTGAATTGTGCTGCGGACAAGTCTTCCCCAGCGATGAAGGTACGGTTGTCGCGTGATTGCATTACAGCCATGATTATTCCCCTTTATAGGATTTGTTGATGAGTGATTTACCCGCATCGGTCTTAGCTACAGCAGCATAAGCCTTGGCAAATTCACTTTTCTTGAGTTGGTTTTCGTCCATGTAGGACTTTACGAGTGCATCCAGTTTGTCAGCAGAGGTAGCGAACTCGCCATCTACGTCGGACTTACCAAATTCTTGCATGGCTGCATCAAAAGCTGCATCAGCGGCTTTCAGGGCTTCCATAATTGCTTCGTCTTCGTAGAATTTAGCTACGAGAGATTTAGCAACGTCTACGTCAAAGTGTGGCAGAGATTCTCCAGCACGTTTTGTTAGTTCAAGGTCAGCTTTCTCAAAAGCAACAGCTTCGAGGGCTTTTAGGACTGGGGCTGGGATGTCTGACTTAACAACCATCTCGCCTTCAATGTCCATCATCTCTACTTCAGCTTTCTTTTCGATAGCGTCAGCTTTGATAACGTAACCGTTGTCGATAAGACCTTTACGGAGGGTCTCGTTCTCAGCTTTAAGTGCCTCGACTTCAGCCTCAAGTGGGCTAACTTCTTCAGCTACTTCTTCAGCCTTTTCGGCGACTTCTTCAGCTACTTCTTCAACTTTTTCCATGTCGTAACCATAATTCTTCATGGCTTCTTCACGAGTAGCACCTTTTTCTTCCATGTACGCCTTTACTTTGGCTTCCATTTCATCAGTCATTTTATTAAGTTCCTCTTCGGAAGTGTCACGCTTAAAGAGGGATACCATTGCCTGAGCATTGGCGGGGCGATCCACTAGGGAAAGCTCTGTAAGCTGTAACTTTTTTAAGAGATTGGGCAAGTTATATCTCCTCTTTGATAGCTTTTCCACCAATGGAAAATGCCGCTAATTCACCAGACTTAACCATAGCCCAGACATCATCATCGAATACTTTGTAAGCGACGACCCATCCTTCACGGTCAGATTGGATACCGAGAGAATCACCGATCTCTTTGGTGATTGGGAGAGAGTGAACTACTGTTCCAACTTGCTCCCCAACGTGCATGGCCTTGCCGACCCGCACATGCTCCATAAATTCATTCACTGCTTTAACCAGAGTGTCAGCTTCAATCATATCATCTTGGCGATCTACTACTGGCTCACCATTCTCGGTGATAACTGATGCCCATCCATAGACCATACGTTGTTCGTCGTCAGTCTTAAGGATTTTACCTTCAATATTCTTTGTCATTTCACTCACCGATGTATTAGATTGCCACATACGACACGACCAATAACCAGCCGTTGTCTTATCGTTCTTAGTATCACAAGAGTGCCTAGAGCGGAAATTGGCACGAGCTTTAGGATCATCACGGCGTATTTCCATGTTAGGATCACCAAAGGCAACTCGTTTAACTTTGTCGCCATCTTGTACGAAGACTTCAAACTTCTTGTTGCCGCCCTTGATACGTCTAGGTTTGTTCAAAGACACCTTTTCACCTTGATACTCAGCTTTAGTAATCTCAGACTTTAGTACCTCTGCTACAATAGCTCTGAGAGCCTCTAAGCGGTCTACTGGAGAGGCTTCTTGCATCTCTGGTGTCTCACCCCCCATAAAGGCCATATAAGCCTCGTGTGAGGCTGCTGGCATATAGACGGCTTGACCATCATAGTCATAGACGTGAGTTACGCCATCAAGACCTAGAGCCATAGACCGAACCCTAGCTTCAGCTTCCGTAGTAAATACGTCTGTTGCGTATTGTCCTTTAAGAATATTCAATGGTTTGGCCTCGCGTTGTCTACTAGGATTAAGTTGAAGTTACATGATACTCGTGTGTTAGCACTCTCAACCTGATAAGCAATAATATCAATGTCAGTCTTCTCAGGAAATCGAAGGGGTACAGTGAAATCATAATGGTAGCTGCTCTCATACACTTCAGTTAAGTGCTTAATTCTGAAAGACGTGCTAAACTCTCTTGCGTACAACCTACACTGAGCGTCCTTACCCTTGTTCACAGAGAAGTCTAGGTTAAGGAGGTATCCAGTGAAACCTGCTGGGACTGTGTAGACTGCCATCAGGGTTTGAGCTAAAGTAGGATCAATCTGAGCTACTACAACCCCCGTACCACTTACAGTTCTAGCTGTAACAGTACCTGCGTTAGTAGTGCCGTGATTGTACTCCATACGGTAGATACGCTTGAATTGATTAACTGTAGCAACTGCTGTTTGACCAGCCATCTGAACAGACTCAACTAAAGGTAAGTAGTTGGCATCAAGACCCTCAAGGAGAATAGTGTCTGTGTCGCCAGTGTCTGTTGAGATAAGGTAGAGCGTCTCAGCAGCATCTAAAGCAGCCCAAGGATAAAGACCTCCAACACTCCAGACACTCTCTGGGTCAGAGTTACTGCTTACGTCAAAATTAGAACCAAACTTCTGTACTGAGGAGTAGTAATTAACATCTCCTTGAGCAATAGCTAAGTAATCATGTTGATACGAGAGTCTTGACCAAGTTGACATTAGAGCCACACACGCATGGGTGCATCAGGTGTAACACCGTGTGATACATCAAGAGCCTCAACAGCATCACGACGAACATCACTTGATAGGCGGATGTTTACATGCCAACCGTCTAGTGTAGTCATCTCAGGATACTCCATACCTTCGTCATTTGTGAGAGTAACGCCTGTAGGCTCCTGTAAGACCCCTACAACGTCGATGGAGTAGTCAGCAGTGTTACTCACGAACTCACCGTCTTCATCGTAGAAGATGGACAACACTGAGGGCATAGACGCCTCAGATGTCAGCTTGAGGTAGAAGTCGTTCATGTTGAAGCCTCCGCAATGCCTACGTCAGTTAAGTCCTCAGACCACATACGGAACTGTCCGATTGTACCCATGAAGCCGTAACCAAGGTTTAAGTCAGTAGATGACAGGTTTGGCAGGGCTGTTGGTGTTGTGTTAGCCGTCAAAGCCGTACCACTGATTGCGCCGTTGATGAACGTAGAGCCGTTGCGGGTTGCAAGGTTAAACGGTACGTTAGTGCCACTTGTAAAAGAGCCACCCGTAACTGTATCAACAGTGCCAACTGCTTCCTGTGTAAAGGAGAAGTTGTTAGAGCCAGTCTCTAGTAGGATTGAGTTGTTAGCGTCTAGTAGCCAACGTACAGGTGTTAGTGTGTCGCCTGTCATCTTGCCATCCATCTGGATAGACATGTTAGTGTTGTCATACGGCAGGTTAGCGGCAGGGACTGTTAGTGTCTCAGCAGCACGAGTAACTGTAGCAGAAGTTGTTGGGATGTAGCTTGATGGGGTTGCGCCTAGTTCAAACTGTGAACCAGCTATTAGAATGACATCTGCTGCACTGCAACTCTGAACACCATCCCCGTTGGGCATCTCATTAGACATACCACCAGAACCAGAAGCTGCATTACTGGAAGCCCAGCATAACCACCAGCCATCACCATAGTCTATCATTCCGTGGTCTATGATAAGAGGGTCTTTGGAACCTACAACGCCGTTCTGTAAGTCAAAGTAAGCCTGTTCGTTAGCCTTGCCTGTGTCATACATGTTGACTGCGAACCAGCCAGAACCAGCAGAATACTTAACCAACGCCCAACCAACGTAGGTTGCACCTGATGTAATAGACTTACCGATTTGGTATCTTTGTGACGGGCCTAAATTGCCAGAGTTAGAAGAAGGTGAAATCGACTGATAAGTCCCGAAGGGTGAACCTGCGGTTACTGTGCCAGCAGTCGCCTGACCAGTCCAACCAGTACCCGTCACATCACCAGAGCTAAGCATCTGGTTAGTCCGAGCTTCACTCTCGTGGAGGATGCCTTCGTTAACCCAAGCAGAGCCATTGTAGCTGTGATGGCCACGACGAGAAAGGTAGACAGGAGTAGTTGTCGTTGGAACGTATGACTCAAGGCCTGTAGAGGTATCAGGGTTGTTTACCATGCCACCGAGGTCACTGCGGTTAAGCTGTGCGCCCCAAGCATAGATAAACTTATCTTGAGTTAAGTTTGAAGAACCCCAAGGGCTACTTGTATAAGTATTGTCACTTCCCCCAACACTGAAGAAAGAAATAGCGTTTGTCGTGTTGGCAAGAACACACCTAAACCAGCCATTTCCTACAGGCTCTATTGAAGCATCGCACTCTCGTGAACGAACAACAGTGCCGCTTACTAAGTCAAACACTCCGTAAGGGGACGCACCACCTACGATACCTTCAATCCAACCATAAACCCCAGACGAACCTGCCTTCATAAAGCATGTCAAGGACATACCTGTACCTTTGGAGTTTGAATCGTAAACACCCGAAGCACCAGCAGCACCAGTTGATGTAAACTTAGAGGCAGTTGAAGTGCCGTCTGGCGCAACATAGGATGTGTCAACCGTTACTGCTGATTTAGACCAAGCCGAATTTGAGAAGTCACCACTGTGAACCTGCAAGTTATGAGGACGCCACTTGAGCAAGCCATCACTATCAACCATAGTTGCATTGGTTGTAGCTGCGTGAGTTATAGATGCACCAAAGGTAGAGGCAGTTGCACTCTTACGGAAGTAGTCACCCTTAAAGTCAAACACCAAAGCTGGATCAAAGCCGTTTGCTGCATAAGCTGATAAAGCGGAGTAGCCGTACTTAGAGATGTACTGGTAATACCAATTAGAGTTGTTGTACGAAAAGAACGAGTGGTTGTTAATGTCATAACGATTTGTACCTGTGTCATAGGACATTCCGTTTGGCAAATTAGCTCTTACGTAATCTTTATAGATTTTTGTTGGACTATCAACCATTGTCTACACCACCATCTTTATCTTGCTCATCCTCTGAGCTTGGTTGATTAACCTCTGGGTCATACTCTAGTTCAGCTATACCCATAAGATCACTAATAACCTCTGGGTGGGACGAGACATCAATCCCTGCACCATTAAGGTTACGTAGGAATGAGGACACTTCACGGAGGTCGTGAGGGGCAACATCACCAGCGACAATCGTTGGCATCAAGCTATAGTTCAGACCGTTCAACTGCCAAAGACGCTCGACCAACTGTTTGTTGAGAACGTCTACGATTGCTTGAATGTAACTCTCTAGCGCACGGAGGAACAGGTCTGTCTTCGACTTTGACAAGGCGTAGGAACCACCAGATGTACCAAGCAGAAGAAACTCAGATAATACGCTACGAGCAATATCGTGCTGGTAACGACTAACGATTGGGTTAATGTCTATGTTACGTTTACCGTTGGATGCCATCAGTTCGATGTCAACAAGACGAGTGCTACTAGGCGCTCCATCTTTATCTGGGTAGGTGTCGGAAGGAAGTACAATGTAGCCTTGCTCGTTGAACTTAACGTCCCGTAGGATTTGCTGTAGATCATGTACGAAACCAGCCTGTGCAACAGAAGCATCACCAGACAGATACTCAGCAGGGATACGAGCTACAGGGATACCAGCAAGTTCACGCTCTACTGCGATAGCTTCGATAGACTGAAGGTTATTGAGATACTCATAAGAAGTATAAGCGTTACGAAGGATAGAACGACCACTTGGGTCTCCGTTAAGAGAAGTTGTTCTATAATAGATAGATTTGTTAAGGGGGATGTAGTTCCGACCATTCATAAGTCCTACTGATTGTTCAATACCTAAGACCTCACCAGTCTTCTGGTTGACATCAAACTTATTGATAGTCCAAGGCGCACGAGAAGCGATCTTCTTGACACCTAAGCGTCCGTCTGTGTACTTGGAGTGCTTCTTGTCAGAACGCTCAGTGGGGCCAACTCGACGTTTGTAGATAACCTCGAACCAACCAAAGCCATACGACAAGTAAGATAAGGCTTCAGCTACGTGATCATCCAGTGTGTGATCCATGTCATCTAGTACACTAGCAACGAAATCAGCTTCTACCTTAGCAGCAGGGGTATCATCAACAGGCTTAACAGTAAGTTCAACATCACGAAGAATTTGCTCAACAGAGTACATGACAGCACCAATGGTGGCATCGTTGTCTCTCATCTCACGATACTTACGGATAGCTTTACTACCACGAAGCTCAGGTAGGAACTCATCCGCCCTGATCTGACCATTGTGTGTGTTATCGCCAGCGACACCTAATGTCTGCTTGGCTTTACCCTCTGAGAGCTTCTTCATTGCGACTATTGCCTTTTACTTGGATAAGCCCTTAGCACTAGAGTAAGCGAGGGTCAATTTTGGTTTAGCGTAGCCGTTAAGAGAAAGGTCTGTGATTGCCCATACCATTGCATCAAGTCTATCTGGTGAACCAATTCGACCTAGTGGTTCCCATGTACGCATTTGTGTTTCAAGTTCGTTCAGTGAAGCGCCGTCAGGGGGGTTAGTAACATGCTTGACAAGACCACGCTCATATAGTGCTGATATAGGTTCAGCACGGGCAAACTTACCACGAGAGGCTCGTACAGCTTTATAAGAGACAGTTTCATCTTCACCATGTATTGTTGTTTTAACCATGTCACCACCTTGATTGACCTCGGCTACGATACGGTCAGCTTGGTAGTGATGGTAGAGTTTAATTGCTTTAGCTGCCCAACCTTGTGGAGACAGTTTGTCTGTGTAATCACCTAGTACGTAAGCGATACCGTTGATATCAATACCTGCCACGACAATACCAGTCATGTCACTCTCGGCATTAGCTGTAACCGCAGGATCAAGTGCCACGACAATACGAGCTAAGTCAGGTACGTCTTCATGCTTAACGTGAGAGTTATCTAGCATCTCAGTAGACCAGAGAGCGCCTTCAGCTTCCTCTAGTACCTCAGCATAAAGCTCCTGCCTACCAATACGTGTTCCCTCGTACTGCTCCTTAACAGCAACAAGGTAGGTCTCGGCTAGGTTAGCAGCATTATCAAAAGTAGAACCACTTGTAACAACAGTCTTAGGGT